TGGAACCGTCAATATCATTCTTCAGGATGCAGAAGGAGAAAATCCACCTCTGGATTATCAAAGAGGATTTACTGGATCTGGAAGCAAATATGATACTCCAATAATTAACTTTAGTGAGACTGATCCATTCTCGGAAGGTAATTACTAATGTTTAATACTTATAATAATCAATCTATTAGAAAACTTGTGGTTGCCTTTGGTTCATTATTTGATGAACTTTATGTTACTCGTAAAAATGATACTACTGGTTCCCAAGAGAATATCAAAGTTCCAATTACTTTTGCTTCTAAAGAAAAATTTCTAAGAAGGCTTGAATCTAATTCTTCAATTACAGATAAAGTTAAGACTCAATTGAATCTACCATATATGAGTTTTGAATTAGCTGGAGTGGCCTATGATAGAGGAAGAAAGAGAAACAAATTAAAAATTGCATCGTCGTATGATTCAACAATCGGTCAGACAAACAAAACATTCTCTGAAACTCCAATCGAAGTTAATTTTAGAGTATATTTTTATTCTAGAAGTTTGGAAGAAGTTCTTCAAATTATAGAGCAAGTGGTTCCCATATTTAATCCAGAATTTAATTTAAGACTTAATTTTAATGATGTGTTTACAAATGTAAATGTTCCTATCTCTTATGGAGAATTAAGAATATCAGATGATCACGAAGGAAATTTTGGATCAAGAAGAATCATGGTTTGTACAATGACATTTACTGCTACAAGTTTTATATTCAATGAAATTAAAACTTCCAATCCTCCAACATCTACAACATTTAGAATAACAACATTAGATCAAGATGAAGATGATTTAGTGGTAGAACAACAATCTATAGTAATAAATGAAAATCTGCCAAATAGTTTTTACACTATACCTTCTGCATCTTTGATTAGTGTTCTTACATGGACAGAAAATGGTATATTCTCAGAAGAAACAGATGTTTTATTCGTGAATGAAGATACTACAAAAGAAGTAAAGAGATTTACGATGAAAACAGGAGTTTTGGCATTATCGGGATCTGAATATACAGAACTGGAACAGGCCATGGTTGAAGATAGGAGTCTATGTGGAAGTTCAGCTACTGGAGGATTCTTTAAATATAGAATGATTGTCTCTAATGGAAACACTACGGCATCACAGTCGTTTGTAGTTATTAATATTACTGGAAGCGGAATTTGCTAATGGAACAATTGAACGAATTTTTTAATATTGAAGAACAGAAAAAAACCTCAGAAATAACTCAACCGCAATCTCAAGACAAGGATTTCGATTACGCCAAGCGTAATATGTACGACATCATTGAGAAGTCCAAGGTTGCACTTGAAGGGATTATGAAGGTTGCTTCTGAAGGCGATTCTCCCAGAGCATATGAAGTTGTAACTCAAATGCTTAAAACCATGTCTGAGATTAACAAGGATCTCATAGATCTTGAGAAGATCAAGAACGAAGCAAACAAGACTACAATAAAGTCAACAACGAACAATTCGTTCTTTATTGGTTCTACAAGTGATCTTCAGGATCTAATCAATCCTGAACGGAGTAAGAAAAAGGCTCTAGATATAATTGATGCGGAAGTGAAGAATGTCGAGGAAATTTAAAGGATACTTAGGTAATCCAAACCTAAAAGAAGCTGGAGTAAAGATTGACTTCACCGAAGAACAGATTCGGGAGTACGTTCGTTGCTCTCAGGATCCAATCTACTTCATTAAGAAATATGTTAAAGTTGTATCTCTGGATAAGGGTCTAGTTCCATTTGAACTATACGATTATCAAGAAGATATGGTAAACAAGATGCACAACAATCGTTATATCATTGCCAAGCTGCCTCGTCAGTCTGGTAAGAGCACCACGATTGTAGCATTCATTCTGCACTACATTCTCTTTAACCAGAGCATGAGCGTAGGTATTCTGGCAAACAAGATGAATACTGCCAGAGAAATTCTGGGCAGACTTCGCCTAACCTACGAGTATCTTCCCAAGTGGCTTCAGCAGGGCATCATCGAATGGAACAAGACTTCCATTCACTTGGAGAACGGCTCCAAGGTTATGGCCTCTGCTACTTCATCATCTGCTGTTCGTGGTGGTTCGTTCAACCTAATCTTCTTGGACGAGTTCGCCCATGTCCCCCAGAACGTGGCCGAAGAGTTCTTTAGCTCAGTTTACCCAACCATCACATCCGGCCAGACCACCAAGGTCTTCATGGTATCTACTCCAAACGGCCTGAACATGTTCTATAGCTTCTGGAAGGGGGCTACAAGGAAGTCTGGGGACGAGGGGAAGAACGAGTATGTCCCCATAGAGGTATCGTGGAGACAGGTCCCTAAGTATGCTGGTGGGCCTCTACGCGACGAAGAGTGGAAGCAGCAGATGATTACTCAGACCAGTGAACAGCAGTTTGAGCAGGAGTTCGAATGTTCGTTCCTTGGTTCTTCAAATACACTTATCAGTGCCAGCAAACTAAATTTATTACAGTTTGATAAACCTTTAGTCAGAGAACCTAGCGGTCTTTATATCTATGATGAGCCAAAAGATGAACATGCTTACTTCATCATGGTTGATACTGCTAGAGGCCAAGGTAAAGACTATACGGCTATGGTTGTTATAGACTCTACTGAAAAGCCGCACAGGGTTGTGGCAAGGTACAGAAATAATACCATTTCACCCTTTGATGTTCCCCCTGAACTATACGCGCTGGCAACAAAGTACAACAATGCTCACTTACTAATCGAAGTAAATGACATCGGTGGTCAGATTGCCGATGTAATGCATGAAGAGTTTGAATACGAAAACATCATTCAGACCACAATGATGGGTAGGGCTGGGCAGAAAGTTTCTCTAGGCTTCGGGCGTGGAACTAAACAAAGAGGGGTTAGAACCAGCGCAGCAGTCAAAAAACTGGGCTGTGCCGTTCTAAAAACCCTAATTGAACAAGATAAACTGCTTGTTAGGGATTATGACATCATTCAAGAATTGATGACATTTATTTCCAAGCATCAAACATTTTGTGCGGATGATGGCTATACGGACGATTTGGTTATGTGTTTGGTCTTATTTGGATGGCTTACCCGTCAAGGATATTTCGAAGAGATCATAGACATACAAAGGAAAAAAATCATACATAAAGCTGAAGAAGAAGAGGAGAATACTACTTTTTTTATGGGTCCAGAGATGCCAGATAATGCGATTCGTGAAGACAATGCGCTTTGGTTCACCGAGGAATAACATATGCCCCAAGTAAACATAAACGAAAATTCTGCAAACATTGTCGCTACAATTGCTGGTCAAGCATCAACTCATATCTCTGCATTTTTATGTGGAGGATCTTTTTATCAAAAAATAGTTGAAGAAGATTCGCCAAAACCATCATTTAAGCAATTTAACACACCACAGGAATTGTTGGGAAAATTTAATACTGCGGTTTTATCTGGTACTTCATCTGGGTTTGCTGGAGCTGGCCAGCCAGGATTTACTGGAGGAAGCACAGTTGATAGAGAGTTACATTCAGCACTTAATTATCTTCAATATGGTGGAATTCTAATCGCTGCAACTGGTGCATCTGCTCTAAATCGTAATGATTTAGCAATTGATAGTGCTTTCTGTGAAAATCATACCAAATTCGATGAAGTAATCAGTTTAGTCCAACTAAGGCAGGATTGCGTCGGTATCGTAGGAACTACGTTCGAATATGATAACGGATCTACCGGATCTTATCCTTCTGGTTATGCTGGTCTTGGATTTACTGGTATCACTGGTATTAGCGGAATAACCGCATACGACGATCTTTTCTTTAGCGTCATCGGAAGAAAGACCAGATCAAGAATTTATGGTGGAGCCACAGCTCCAATTAATTTACTTTTGACTTCTGATGCTGCTGGATGTTTTGCAAGAACAGATAGTGTAAGCAATCCTTGGTTTGCTCCAGCTGGAGTCAATAGAGGAGCAATAAATTCATACATTACCTTGACTCCAACTTTAACAGAAGCTGATGTTTCTTCTTTACTAGATAATAGTTTTGTAAATTCTTTCTCTACTCTTGTTGGTACAAGCGGAGCTTACTTGCTAGGAGATAGAACAGCAGAAACAACTGATGCCGACAAGAAACAAGTTGGGATTGCGAGACTGATAGCATATATCAAGAGATCTTTTAGACCTCTCTTGGATTCCGTATTGTTTGAGTTAAATGATACAGAAACAAGATCTAGATTCATAACAGGTGCAACAGCAATTATGGAATTTGTCAAAG